AACTTTATATATGTCAACAAAAACATATCTATGAGTTTCGTTTAAAGTATCGTACTCTAGTATATAATCTTTACACGTATCATTAAAGCTGCCGTCTGTTGAAAGTTTTCCTGAATGTACAAAGTAGTAAAGCTTATCTTTACTCGCGTCTGCGATAGATGCTACACAAGTGCTATTGGCAGCTACATCGTATACCCCAGCGCTAGATAGCATTTTCGAGTATTTAGTATTGCCAGACACAGTTTGCACAGCTCCAACGTTAGATCCGTCCGAAGTTGCTATCTCAATATTTAAAGCATCTCTATACTGACCGGCAGGGACAAGGCGCTCGTCCATGTCCTTGTTCATTAAGGCTTTAGAGAAAACGTTTTTTATTTCGGGCATGCTTTAGTGTTTAATCATTTTAGATCCACCTCTAAGAACTTGTGTAAGTTCCTCTATTTTAATGTTAGATAACCTAAGCTTAGCTTTTCTAGTCTCAGCATATCTTTTTTTTTTTAGTTGACCTAGTAGCCCACCTGGTGTGTTTTTTCTAGCTAGTAGTACTCCATATAGAATATGCTTATATAAAGCCTCCTCAGCTAGTTTTGGCACCATGCTTTTAGTAAGATCAATAGACTGGTCCGTACTACTCGTAGCTGCTATACCATCACTTATGTATCTTAAGATCACTGTTTTCCCCGCAATGTTAGAGCTAAAATGAAATTTACCTGCACTTTCATCTATAAAAAAAGACCCGTTTGCTTGAGCATGTTGAGGATCAATGCCGTATCTACCGCCTACTAGGTTACCAAACTCATCATCCATGTTATCCGCATCTACGGAGCCAATATCAGAAGCAGCGTTTGCTTTGTAATTAGCGTTTGTGTCTGATGATTCAGATTCAATTAAATCAGTTGTTGTTTCTAGCGAGTTGCCGGTGTCCCAGCCTCCCCAGTCTTGAACAAGTGGATTGTCGCTTGTGGCTACGTTGTTTGGATTAGATGTTTTACTAGTGGGATATATAATTCTTTCAATACCATCGCTATCGCTCCAAGATAGCTTCACGTAATTAATGTAATCTAGGGGCATTACTAAAACCAAGGTAGATGGTATGACTACTTCCCAATCTTTTGTAGATTTAAGTGTATCGTAACTCAGCTCCTGTAAACCTCTAATAGCATGAAACGTTATGTCATTAAAAGAAATACCCTCACATATCTTGTCTTTACCTACATAAGTAGCATTGAACGAGTCTATTACTTCATCTAAGGGTATGTATTGGTAGCTACCATGCTCTCCGTTTGTTCCGTAGTACGCTCGCGCGGCTTGTCTTACTATTCCCATTTATTTATATTTTCTGTATTGAACCTTCAGCAGCGTCTCTTTGAGCAGCGAGTTGAGCAAGTCCAGGTTTGTTAATAACAATACCGGCCATCTCTAATATTTTATTAACTAAAGTGTCTTCCTCTGATCTATGCAGCTCAAAATCAACAGCAGCGTTAGCATTGTACAAAGCTTTTTTACTATCACCCACAACTACATACGCCCACTCCGCTTTTCGTGGCGTACCAAAATACTCTGCTGTAAGACTAGTAAGGGCAGTTGCACTACCTGCGTAAGCTTGTATATCCTTACCCACCGTTGTGCTATCGCAGTATATAGGAAACTGACCGGTTTTAGTAAGTAGATGCCGCTTAGATCTAAGTATTTTACTAACCTCGTTTAGAGATAGCTTTATACAAACATCGTTGCCTAAAAAAACTCTACCCACTTGAAACACTGGTCTATCAATAGAGCTAATACCTATTGAGGTAAGAAATGTGTCTCCATTTGTAACCGCACCTATTAATCTAAATGGTTCAAGCTTAGCGCTTAAAAGTTCTGATATATCAGTTTCATCTACTTCGTTGGGTCTAGCGTCCTCTGTTCTGTCCCTTTGGTTTTTTGAATAAAAATAAGACTCAAATATCTGCATTTGAGCCTGGTTTGCCAATAAGTTAAACTCTTGTGGAGTAATATAACCGCGTTGCTCTTTGTTGGCAAGGGTTAATACTCTCTGATATATTGTGTCTATACTTATTGCCATAATTCTTTTTTTGTAGTTTTGCAACCACCCCGAAGGGCAGTTGCATCACCATTGATTATTAATTTAATCGTTTTTCTATATTGGAGTATATCTCCATTCCTTCGTCAGTCTTAAACCAAGCGGCTAAAGCTGAATACGGATGTTCATCAAAAGGTACAGTCATTAACTTTCTGTCATTAGTCCCCCATGAAAACGTTCTTTGATCAGAGGATAGTTTAATAACCCCCATCTCTGTAGCTTTGATGCCAAAGTTCCTAAGTATCACGTTGTCGTCATTAACAAGCTCTAAGAACAGTTGAGGATTTCTCTTAGCGTATAGTAATAAATCTCGCTTAAGCTCCTTAGAACTCATCTCTGATACCTTAGAACCAATCTCAACTCTCATGACAGCCTCTGCCATGTCAATATCTAGATCTTTAGCAGCGTTAAGAGCATCAATCTCCATCTCTAACCACTCAATCTGATTAGCGGCTTGAGCTACTGGTCTCTCTTCGTAGAACATTACGTTTCTATCTGGATGGTACAAAGAAAGAAGTTTTTGTAGTATAACTTTTTCTTTTTCTACAACAAGTATTCCAGATCTAAAAACGATATGCTCAAGTCTTTGATCGCCTTTCATTTCATCCACGAATACCGTACGTTGATTAGAGCAATATTTCATCTCTCTTTCGTACCCTTTTTCTTCATCAAAGTAATGAATGTTTGCTGCTCTGACAGATCGAGACAAAGGCTTATAACTACCTTTAAGTCTGTATATCCTATCCTTCAACTCCCATCCATCATTTAATACCTTATTTTCTTTTTCAACTCGTCTTGGTTTAGGTTCCACATAAATCTCTTTGGGAGTCTCTTCAACCATAACAGTCTCTTCTACGTAGGGTTCTTGAACCTCTACTTTTTTTGTTTGCTTTTTAGCCATAATATAATATAATAAAAAATTAATATAAAACTACCCCACCCGAAGGCAGGGTAGTTTCACCAAATATATAATCTTACTTCATCAACATGAAGTTGTTTGCACCTTGTGTCACTAGACAACGCTCAGATAAGTAGTGAATCTGCATCGCATCAAGCGCTGATGTTTGAGCTCCGACAGAACCAGTAACCCAAGTTTTCATCTTGCGATTGTCTGTCTTAGAAGCTCTATAACGAACATGTAGGAAAGGACGCTTAAGGTTTTTACCCAATGCCTGATCGTACACATTTGATGTACCAGCTGGAATAATAACTCCACGGATAGCAGCACTACCAGCACGGTCGTTAATACCTCCACGAGTTGCCTTGTCATTCAAGTAACGCATGTCTGACTTGTAGAAATCGTAAGATCCACGACGGAATCCAGAGAACCCTAAGTTAAGAGCCATATCCTCGTCGTTCTCGAATACTCCATAAGAAGTACCTCCAGCACCGTAAGAATTCATAGAAGCAAGCATGTCGTCCATAGCTAGCGATGTAGCACGGTTGATAAACATCATGTTCTCTTCAATAGCACCTTGCTTGTCAAACTCTGCTAGAATAGCATCAAACTCAGCTAAGTCAGTAGCAGCGTTAACTCCAGTTACACCAGATGTTACGTTTCCACGAGACTCAATAGCCGCGAATAAACCTTCAGTACCAGCAGAACCTGCACCTCCATCAGCAGCTCCACGGATCTGCTTATCACCAAAACCAATAGCAGAGTTAGCCGCTGTCTTTTCAGACTCAAGCATAGCCATCTCTAAGTAATCACCAAAACGAGCACGAGTATCGCCCTCAGCTTTTAGATACCATAAGTAACCATTCTGTCCTTCTTCACCTGAAACTTCAACCCAACCAATAGCAGAAGCATCAGATCCAGAGATCTCGTAGTAATCCTTCATGATAATTGGCTTGTTAGTGTACGACTTAAACGTTGGTGTTAAAGCAGTACGTCTCTCAGCGCTGTGAGTACCAGTGTTATCACTGTAGCTCTGGCCTTTTCCGTACTCAGAACCAATGACTAGCAAAGTTGCTGTGCCGGCGCTTAAAGTACTTAGAGCAGCTGTAGCATAAGGCTCAACTGTAACGACAGCCGATTCCGGCGTCTCTACAACTAAAGCTTTAACTACTAAACCTGCTTGAGCAATAACAACGATATCGTTAACACGAATACCGTGAGTACTAGTCAAAGTGTTTCCGTCAATGTCGGTTGTTACTTCAAACGTACCGTTTGTATCACCAGCTGGAACTACTGTTCCTACGTACGATAGGTGTAAGCGAGATTGCTCAGACCATACAACCTGATCAGATTGCATTGCCTCTTCAGCCCCTACTTGAGCGAGAAATCCTGAAATAGTTCGCTGTCCGAACACCTCAGCCTCTTTCTCCATAAGGTCTGGTAAATATTGTTGCGCCCAACCTTTAGTTGCGTCGCTTGTAAAATCTATGTAATTTGACGCTAAAGTCTGCTGCTGCGAAGCGGCAACTGAGTTTAACGAACCTCCTGCTGTAATAGCCATAATTGTTTTTCTTTAAATTGTTATTTTTTGTTTTTTAATTTGAACTTAAAAGAGGCAGAATCATCACCTAGTACCCTTACTTTCATTCCACCTTGCACTTCACCTTGAGTGGATCTAGCTGTAGTGTTTATGTTTTTAGCTTTTGCAACACTGTCTTTCAGTGCGTCTGCTCGGCCTTGTTCGTAAAAGTGGCTAGCAACTGCGTCTGCATTCATAGCTGTGTACAAGCTCTTGTGGTAACCTTTAGCGTCTGACATAGTGTTATCTTCATTCAAAAACTTTTTGACAAAGTTGTTTATGTCGCTTTGTGTTTCCTTTACTTGGCCTGCGTCCTTAACATTATATCTATATTTTTTATCTCCGACATTGTATTCAAAACCTTTGAACTTGTCATTGAAAACCTGCTCGGTCTTCTTGTTAAATCTAGACTTCTGTTGTTGAGCTATTTTTTGCGTCTGCTCTGACTCTTTATTGTATCTGTCAAAGAAATTTACCGCTTTCTGCTGCTCAGCCGTGAGCTTGCTTCCAGCTTTAATGTCTTCGTAGTATTTAGACTTTTGCCCGTCTAAGTAGGTCTTGGCCTCGGCAACTTGCTCTTTAAGGGCCAATTTTTTACGTTTAATATCTCTTTCGTCATCTACTTCCTCGTCAAATGAGAAATTATCCTCCATAAGGAAGTTAATCTCTTCCGAGTCTAAATGAGGTTTAGTTCTCTTGTAGTATTCAAGCAGAGCCTCTTGGTTGTCAAGTCCCTTGACGTCTCTGTTTAAGTTTACGTAATCTTGAAGATCACCACCTGTTTCATCCATAAAGTCCATTAGCTTTTGGACATTCTCAGGTATTGCTTTACCAGTCTCTTCGTTAGCGTCTAAAGCTTCAATAACTTCCTCTTCAGTTATTTCTTCTTCTTCTGTTACTTCCTCAAGTGCGGGCGCTTCAACATCAACGACCTCTTCTTGTGTAACCTCTTCAATTGCTTCTTCGAGATCAACTTGGTTTTCATCTACTGTTTCTACTGGTTTACTTAAGTCTACTTTAAGGATATCTGGGTCATCCTTGCTTTCAAATTTTTCTAGATCAAGCTCTGGAGCCTGCTCTTCTACAACCTCTACCTGAGGGGTTTCTTGGATAACCTCTTCGGTCACCTCTTCATTTTTAACTTCTTCCATAATATATTATATAATTAATTACCAATTTGTGGGGTAAACTTATCTAAACCCATTCCGCCTCCTAGTATATCATTACCTGAAGACTCAAACTTTTTAGCACTCGCTTTGACATTTTCTCGTTTATCTTTACCTTGCTCTTTCATGCCCTCTATCTTTTCTGTAGACGCTCTTTCTTGGTCACGTAAAGAAGTGTTAAGATCAAATTCAAACTGCATTAGCTCTTTCTTTAATTTAACCTCTTCTTGCAAGTGCGTTAACTTGCTTTGAGCTTTCATCTGCTCTAATTGTGCGTCCGCTTGAGCTTTTGCCTGATTTTTTTGTATCTCAGACTGAGCTGCGGCTTGTTGAGTTTGCGCATTTGCCTGTGCTTGCGCTTGAATGTTTTGCTGTTGGATTTGCTGGTCACGTTCTTGTTTCTTCTTGCGTTTTATCTTTAGCAATTGATTTGCGAGTTTAACGTTTCGCACCTCCCTAATATCTATAGCGTCGTCTAGATCTATGAGTTGCTGAGCTAAAGCTGTTTGGATATTGTTCTCTAGCATCTGCTTCTCTTCTTCGTCTGGCTCTAATTCTATAAATATACCAAAGTCATATAGGTGTAGTTCAGACATTTCTTTTAGTGTAGCTACGTTATGAGCGCCTATAGACTGCACGAACGCGTCAGCCGTTGGAGAGTACTCTAGAATATCTGATATACGTAAAGACAAAGCCTCTGCAACCTCGGACGTTAAGAACATTGACGAAAGCAAGATGTGCCTAGTGGCTACGTTAGAATTAGCCGCAGCAAGCTTCTGGACACCTACTAGCGATTTGGGATCAGGCATACTACCGTCTCTAGCTTCGTTTAAACCTGTTACATCACGGATCATTTGAAGATAGTAGTTGTAAGTCTGTATTAGACTACCCATTTTATTTTGACCTGCACCGTTTGATATTTGCTGAATAGGAACCTTACCTGGATTTGGGTCTCCTTCTGATGTTATGCTTCGGCCTATAACAGAACCCGTTTGAAAGAACATGTTTAATGCCTCCTGTGGATTGTAATTTGTTCCATTACCTAAATCTATTTCAGCAAGCCCATCAGCGTCAAGATACACCCCATCTGGTACCATGCGAGATAAAACTTGCTGCAACTTTAAATGTGTGAGTTGAATTGTATCTGCAAACCCAGTAATTCTACTAACTATAGACTCTATTCTACCCTCGTACATTCTTGGCGCAACTAAAGAGTAGTTCATTTTAACTTTGTTAAAATCACTTTTAGTGCGCATCATATTCTCGGCCTTCTGCCACTTGATAAGTTTGTCTGTTCCAAGAACCATTGCACCTTCAAAAATACATTCTACAGATCTTTGTAGTTTTGAATATCCACCTTCTTTGTTTTCAGGTGGATTAAACGCATCTGTCTTTTCTATAGCCTTGTATCCACCAGCTGCGGTCTCCTTTAATTTATACACGTCATTGGTGTATGTTCTATAGTTAAAGTATAAGACTTGGACTTTGTTTTTATCTGTTTCATTTACCCTTCTGCCACGTGTGTTTCTTTGGCCAGAATTAGAGTGTATGTCCTTTAGGTCAGACTCAGTTAAGTGATCAAACTCTCTAGCTAGTTCGTTAATTGGAATAGTTTTAACCTCTCCAATATAGTATATGTCTTCAAAGTAAG